CGCCATGACCGCCCGCTCGATGTCCGCCTCGATCCGGCTCGCCGCGATGACCTTCCGATCCGGCCCGTCTTCGTCGCGCGCATCGACCCGGACCGTAATCAACAGCGCGACCGTCTCCCGAACGTGCCGCGCGTGGAGCCAGTCCCGCACGCCCCGCGTATCCTCGGCCACGACCAACGCCGGGACTTCGGTCTCCGGCACGCTGAGGAGGTTAATCGGCTCGGTGACCACGGACCCGGGGGCGATCCGGTAGTGGTACGCCCCCTGTCCGTTGATCCCGCGTAGCGCCTCGGCCACGGACTGAATCACCCGCAGCCGCGCCGGGTTCGTCGCCGCCATTTACAGCAGCCCGCCGCCACCCGGCCCCGCGCTCACCGGCGCCGGCGTCGCCGCGATCGTCCCGAGCGTGTCCGCGATGTCGCCGCGCAGGTCCTCGAGGATCTGCGCCTGCTGCGCCTCGAACGCCCCCTTCAGGAAGTGTTTCGGCCGGATGTTGACGGCCGGCCGGAGCGCGAAGAGCGGGACGATCGCGTCGTCGTCGCCGCGCTTCCCGAGCACGGCGCGGCCCGCGATGAACCCCGTCCGGAACCCGAACGCCTCAGGCGCCTGGAGAAACGTCCGCGCCCGGCGAATCCCGGCCTCGCGCGCCGCCTCGAGCGGGATCGTCAGGTTGGCCGCCCGCCGCGGCCGGAGCACGCGGCCGGCCTCCTGCACGCCCCCGTAGTACAGACCGGTGAACACCCGGACCGAGGCCGCCTTTCCGGGCGCGTCGAGCTCGATGCGCGACTGAATGCTCCGGCGGAGCCGGCCCGTGACCTCGCCCCGGATGCGCGCGCGCGCAGCTCGCACCAGCCGGGCGCCGATGCGCTGGAGGGTCTTCCGCACGTTGCTCGCCAGGAGCTGCGGAGCCTGTTGATAGCTGGTCGCGAGGCTGCGCGCGTTCGTCGTGACGCTGAGGCCGGCGCTCATCGGAGAGGCCGCCTCCAGGCCTTCAGCGTATTGGTAATGTGAATCGGCCAGGTCGGGCGGACGGTGAACGTGAGCCCGGCGCCGAACGTCTGCGAGCCCGCGAGGAGCGCGTTCGCTTCGGTCTCCTGGCGGAGCAGCTTCACGAGATCGACCGCGGTATGGACGACGTCCGGCGGCAGCGTCGCCGCGTCCTTCGCGCCATAGCCCGCGCTGTAGACGACCTCCACGTTTTGAAACCCGCACGGCACGACGCGATCGTGCAGATAGATCCGCCCGTTCGCGGCGTCCGTGGTCCGGTCCGCACTGTCGATCGCTTCCGGCGTCTCGCCGGGCGCGGCGGTAATCGAGAGGCTCGTCACGGTCGTAATCGGCCAGTACTTCAGTAAGAGGACTTGCTGCCCCGCTCCGTCGTGCACCTCGGTATAGGCCCGCGTCACGAACTGAACCCCGGTGTCCCGCTCGATGAGCTCCGTCGCCGCGTCGGCCAGGAGCGCGAGCTTCTCGTCGGCGTCGTTCGTCGTCACGCCCAGCCACGTCTTGAGCGTCGCTAGCGAGACGAGGGTCGTCGTTTTGGTCTCCGATGCCACGACCGCTCAGTCCTTCGCGCCGCCGCGCTGCGTGACGGCCCGCTCGCCGCCGGCGGCGACGGCGAGCTCGCCGCCGCCCTCCTCGCGAACGAGCTCGGCGCGGCCGTCCTTGACCCAGGCCTTCATCTCCGCGGAGAGCCGCTCCGCCTCGATGACCCGGCCCGGCCGGAGCGGGAACCCCGGCGTCGCCTCGATGACCTGCAGGATCCGGATCCGCATCGGCTCCCCCGTTTACGCCGTGCCCTCCGGCGGCCAGCTGTACTTCTCGGCCTGCGTCCCGGACGGCTGCGTCGTCGGGCGCGTCCGCGCGCGGTACTGCACGATCGCCACGATATCGATCGAGCTCGATGTCGCGCGTGTCACGACGTACTTGAGGAACTGCTCGCGCGGCCGCTTGATGTCCACGATGAGCGGCGTATCGGTCGCGTGATTGCCGACGAGCGTCCCCTCGAGGTCCGCGTACGACCCGCCCGACGTGTCGCACTGCGTGATCTTGAGGTTGTTGTTTACGGCGGGCGTGCCGAGTCGCACGATGAAAAGGGCGCCATCGAACCCCGCCATGTCGAGGGCGGTCCCGGTGATCGTGGACGTGCCCGCCGCCACGGCCGCCACGGTCGTAACCTTGCAGCTTTCGATCAGGAAATCCATAGTAATGCTCCCGGCGGGTCTGACGCGTGGGTTATGAGCCCGCGCGTCTGCCCTGCTGCGTCAGTGCGGCTTAGCCCTGGATGTGCGCCTTGACCGGGTCCGTCCCCGCGTCGAGGAGGTCGCCGTCGTGGCGGCTCCACGCGAGAAACGCGACCTGTCCGAGCTCGACGAACCGCTCCTCGGCGCGGACGAGCGTCACGTCGCGGACGTCGCGGATCATGTACTTCGACAGGTCGCCGAAGATGATCGAGCGGACCGCCGTCGCCGGCGCCGTCATCGACTGATTCACGACGTACCCGTAGCCGAGGAGCTGGTCCGGCACGCCGGCCACGAGCGACGGCTGCCAGAGCGGCGCGCCGGCCGTGTCGCCGGAGTACTGCGGGATGAGGATCTTCCGGACCATCTTGAGCGCGGCATCCGACAGCATGAACCGCCCGCTCACCCGATACCTCGGGTCCACGGAGTGAACCAGGTCCATCAGGAACGAGTAGGTCGTCGTCGTCGTGAGCGAGGTCGCCGTCACGCCGGCGCCGGCTGCGGTGACGATCCCGTTCGGCTTCGAGGAGGCGTCGCCCGTCGTAAAATGGTCGTTCGTGATCCGGCCGATGCGTTCGCCGAGCGCCTTCCCGATGGTCTCGGCGGCGTTAATCGTCGAGTCCTGCAGGAACTCCCACGACACGAGGACGTAGTCGCTGGAGTACTTGAAGGCCTGATAGACGACCTGCCCGAACGCGATGTCCGTGTTCGTGTGCGCCGAATTCTCACCGATGATCCGACCCTTGTTGCCGGTGTCGTTCATGGTCGGCCAGGGCAGGTCGGCGCCGCTCTCCGTCCGGATGACGGTCGCGGCCTGGCGCATCCCGCCGAAGGCTAGGAGCGAGACCTCGAGCGAGCGCATCATCTCGTCCTTGACGGTGAACCCGCCGATCGAGCCCGAGCCGACGCCGAGCGCGGCGCGGGTCTGCGGCGGCGCGATCCCGTTCGCGGCGCGCCACTCGGCGATCCCCTCTTCGCCCAGCTTGCGGAGGGGCGACCGCGGGAGCCTCAGCGTGAAGTACTTCGAGTCGAGATTGACCCCGGACCGCTCGGCGTTGCCCCGCAGCTCGGGCGACGGGCCCTGGCTGCCCCCACACCCGGCCATGAGCCACGAGCGCAGGCCGTCGAGGTTTGGGTCGATGTCCGGGCGCGTGACGCGCGTCTCGCCGCCGGCGCGGGTCTCGCCCGGCTGGTTCGGCTCCGTGCGGCGGGTCGTCTCGGCGAGGCTGGAATCGACCGCTTCCTGACGCTCCTCGCGCTCGATCCGCCTGCGCAACTTCTCGATGTCCGCGTGGATCGCCTCGAATCGGGCGTCCTCCTCGGCCGTGACGTCGCGGTTTTCCGCGCGCGCCGTCCGAAGCACTTCGTTTGCCTGCTCGGCGAGCCGCCGGCGTTCGTCGCGCAATTCCTGGAGGGTCATGGGTGTGTCCTCGGCTCGCCGGGGGATGGCGCCGAAAACACAACGGGGGCGAGGTCCACCGGCGAAATCAGATGTCCTGTTTCGCCAGCGGGCCTCGCCCCCTCTGAGGCTGGCTCGCTTGATGTCGCCGCGCGGGCGCCCGGGCTCCCCCGTCGCGCGTCGCCGGCGTCTGTCGTTGATTCAGACCCTAGCAGAGTCCGCCAGTCGCCGTCAATCGGCGTCGCCGCCAGCGGCCGGCGCCGCCGCGCCCTTCTTCGCCGGTTTCGGCCCCGCCGTCGCCTTCGCGTCGCGCTCGGCCCAGAGCCGGCGGATCTCGGCGACGAGCTCCGGGACGTCGAACTTGTTCCGGCGATTTTCGATGGTCTGCAGTGCCTCGGGGGTCATGGTCCCTCTTGTGTTTTAGAACGTGGCAACCCGCGTCCGGTGCAGCTTCTCGAGGAAGGCGACCCGCAACGCGCGCCGCTCCTCGCGATGCGCGGCGAGCGCGCGCTGCGCGACCGTGACGTCCGTCTGCGGATACGCCGGGAAGGTCACGATCGAGACCTCATCGAAGGTCATGTCGTGAACCTCCCGAATGATGTTCTCCTCATCGGAGAAGTCCCAGGCGTCCTTCAGAACCCGGAACCGGAACGACATTCCGCTCACGTCGCCCCGCTGGATGCTTTCGAGCTTGTCCGCGGCCCACGAGGGCGGGTCGATCGTCGCCTCGAGCCCGTCGCGCCGGCGCCGGAGCGTCAGCGTCCCCGCGCGCGTGCGTCCAAGGACGATCCCGGTGTCGTGGTTCCAGAGCGCCCGGACGTCGCCGTTCTCGTCGAGCGTCCGATCGACCGCGGCCGGTTTGATGATCTCACGGAACCCGCCGAGGTCCGCGGACAGGCGATTGAAGACGATCGCCGTCCCGCGGATCTTCCTGTCGGCCGAGAGATCGACCCGGACCTCGCCGGACATGCGACGCTCGAAGGCGTCAGGCTGCGCGAGTGGCATAGTCGAGCTCCGCTTGCGTGAACCGGTTCGGCACGTCCGCGACGCGCTCCTCGCGCCAGCGTCGAAGCATGCGCGCGAGCTCCGGATGGAAGTCTTCCTCCTCGAGGACGGTCGCCACGTCCTGACGGGACGCCTCGACGTGCTGCGCGGCGACCTCTTCCGCGAGCCGGAGCGGGTCAGCGTCCGACCGGATCGCCGCGAGATGGACCCGGACGGCCGGCAGGAGATGATCCCGAACCAAGGCGCCGTGCCGGGCATAGAGCGACTCCGCCGCGGCCCGGACCTTCTCCCGGCTCGCCTGGGCGGACGTGAGCCGGTCCGCCTCGCGCTCGATGGCGCGCCGCATGACGTCGAGATACAGCGCGTGTCGGGCGTGCACTTGGCTCGCCGCGGTCGTCTGCAACGCCCCGCGCGCCGCGGCGAGCGCCTGCTCGAGCTCCTGCGCGCGGGTTCGCGCCTGGTCGGCCGCCTGCGCGAGCGCCTCGCGCTGCGCGGTCGCCTGCGCGGCGGCCTCCTGGGCGGCTGCGTGGTCGGCCTCAAGGGTCGTCGCGCGGCGCTCCGCCTCGGCGAGCTGCTGCGCGAGCTCGGCGCGCTGCGCGGCCCCGCTCGCCTCCGCCTCGGCGACGAGCCGCTCGAGGGTCGCGCGGAGCGCGTCCCGTTCGCTCGAGGCGTCCGCCCATCGGCGCGTCTCGTCCTCGGCGCGGGCGCCCGCCGCGGTCGCGCGGCCCTCCGCCTCGGCGGCGCGGACCTCGCTCGCGGCCGCCTGCGCGGTCGCGGCCTCCGTCGCTTCGTGGAGCTCGGCGACGCGCGCCTGGAACCCGAAGGCGGTCTCGACCGCCATGTCCCGTTCGGCGCGCAGCCGCGCGCGCTCGTCCTCGTCGGCCGGGTCGTCAGGCTCGGGCGCCGGCTCCGCCGCGGGCGCGGGAGCCGGCGCCGTCCCTGGCACGGGGAGATCCTTCACGCGGGAGGCGTCCATCATGTTCGATGGCACGAGATAGAACTCCCCGGCGCCGCCG